ATTGGTCTTTAGTGATCCTTCTTATTGTTATTGTCCTGTTACTTACGGTCAAGCGTGAACCATTCACTGAAGTGTTTGGATTTTCAGGACACAACAGACCAACTGGGCGGGTTCGCTTTGATGATTCCAAACCTGATTTGACTTCGTACCGTCAGGCGGAAGCTGATATCGATAATGATATGATGCAAGAATTTGTTCTTCAAACCAATAAAGAAATTTCCAAGCGTACAGGTCTTTGCACGTACATCATAGAGACCGTCGCAGTTAAAAAGTACGTTGCACCAACCACTAACGCTGAAGGTGCACTCGTTTCATCAGGTAAGAACGATGTTTACGAGGCTATTTTTATGACTGTGAAGAACAATGGTTTTTCTTTTGGTTTCACGGTTGTATCTTATTTCGAGGTTACCAATGGTGGTGCAATTACTTTGAAATCTCTCCGCACCCAGCCACTTGATGTTGAGTCCGAGTCTGACATCTCCCCATTTAAGGGTGATCCCTCTGGTAAAGAGTTTGTAAACTACGAACTTATCAAAGAAAAAGCTGTACCCACCCTCAGTGAGTTAGAAATGGCTAAAAATAAATTACAGTAATTGTAATGATCAGCATCAATGATGTAACCAAAATTGACGAAAAGAGAAAACAAATCAAGAAGGAAACATACAAACGAATATACGAACAGTTTTCTCGTAAAATAAAACAGTCTGTAGAGCTTGGTCACAAACAGGTATTTTTAACAGTACCCACATTCGTGATAGGATGTCCCACGTTTGACAGATCAGCTGCAGCGCGGTATGTAGCCCGTCAATTTACATTGGGTGGATTTGATGTGAGACACCTAAGTGAGTATGACATATACGTGTCATGGATTATACCTAAAAAGGTTAAAGTGAAAAATGAATCAGACGAACCGGACTTCCCAGACCTCATGAACTTGAAGAAGATGGCGGACAAATTCAGGAGAAGTGCGTAGGAAGTTTAGTAATAAAAACACATTCAATGATAAATGGATAACTTAAATATACTGGTTGAAGCCAAAAAGGAGTACCTTGGTCAGCTTTGCCTTATCATGTGTCCAGTTATGATTGACGTTTTTCAGGATATGTACAAAGAAGCTGTCACACTTTCAAAGGGAAAGAAGCCTCTTGTTATGTTTCAGAAGCTCCTAAAGGAAGTTCCCAACTGGTCTAACCAGATGTCTGCTAACCACACCAGCAATATCGCGGATCGTTGTGCTTGGTTCAATGACCTTCTGGCGGCAGTCTTTGTTGCCTGTACTAAGATTCTCTCCGCTGTTCGCCTAAAGTCTGACAATAAGAAGATTAGTCTCAAACTTCCAACTAATGAGGTATTTATTCAAACCTGCTACAACAACTGCGCTAAAGATCTATATCGTGATCCTTACGTGTTCCACGAGGAGCAGAGTGAATACGCCAGGGATGATCAGCTTACTCTACGTTTTTGTACAGCCATTGAGAGCACAGTGAAGGAGTTGATTCCAGTTCAACAGATTCTTCAGACTTACATGTCACAAGAAACTCGTGATATTGATCTTGATGGTGATATTCAAGACACAGAGGATCCTGATGTGTATGATGGTCCAATGGAGGAACCAGAACCAGAACTCCCGCCTATGGAAGAGCATCTCCCAGAGAACGAACCCATGATGGGCTCCGAGGATCAACAGGTTCAGCCAACTGGTTTGGAGAATGAGTTTAAGACTGTTCCAGGTGTTCAAGCTCCACACACGGACTTTGACCCGGAACCCATGGAAGAACCTCAACCAGGAATGGGAATGGAAGGACCCCCTCCTCCTCAGGCTGAGACAGAAGATGACGGTGTTCTCTTTGGTGATGCACCCGATCACCGTATAAAAAAAACTGCGTATAATTAAATGGAGTTATCCGACTATCTCAGAGATCCAATTAATGCCGCTCTCATAGCCGCCGCTTTGACTGCTGGTTATATTCACGTCAAAGCTCAACTTAACAATGAGGGTAAGTTAGATCTCAATAAATACGCTAAGCCCGCCGCCCTAAATGCTATTTTGGTGTATTTCATCGTTTCTAATGGTATTGGACAAAGGGAAGCTATATCTAATGATCCTTTTTAACTTAAAGATTAAACCTTACATTTAAGAAAATGGCGTCTGTCACCGCGTTTAATGACATGCTCACCCAATTTCTTGTGGAATTGCACAAGACTTTTCCAGAGGAAAAAGGCATCAAGAAGATGACCGCTTCTTTCGAGATGATCAAGGAAGCTAACCCCCGTCTCGTTGTCGACGGTTTCATGAAGGGTGTCACCCCCTACGCAGACAAGATCTCTGCTAAGGATGAGTCCTTCCTCCTTGAGGAGATTGAGAATATCGACTTCCTTAAGGAATTGAACATCAAGAGCTACTGGTCTCGTATGAGTGATGGTACGAAGTCTGCTACTTGGCAGTATCTTCAGACTCTCTACATGCTTGGAACTACTATCAACTCTATCCCCGCTGATACTCTCAGTCAGATTGAGAGTATCGCAAAGGGTGTAGCTGACAAGATGCAGACAGATGGTGGTGAGCTTGACCAGGATGCCCTTATGCAGATGATGGGTAGTATGCTTGGTGGTCTCAACAAAAATTAAACCTCATGCTATATTAAATGAAGGTTTGGTTTGACGATCCTCAGCAACTTACTAGATCCGACCAGGTTTTACAGTTCTGGCCTACTAAGGAACAAACTCCAGAAGACCGAATCAACGCAGCTTCTCGTTTTATAATTTATGCTACTTGCATCATCTATATATCTCGTCGTGACCCAAGGATCTTTGTCCTCGGTGGCACTATTCTGAGTGTTCTTTATGTCATGTACAAGTCTAAAATGATCAAGGAAGGGTACGGTATAAGTGTGAATGGTGATGAACGCGGTTGTCAGATGCCCACTGTAGATAATCCAATGGGTAATGTGCTTATGACTGATTATACAGATGCCCCTAATCGTCTCGAAGCTTGTTACGCCTCTTCTGTTAGACCTTTTATCAAAAGTTATTTAGATGATCGTATTCCATATGACGCTGGTAGATCCAGGTCTTCCCTCCCTCAGTATCAGCGAAACGCGGCGGCTCGTCAATTTGTAACCGCACCAGTTTCTAAAATCCCAGGCGATCAAACCTCATTCGCGGAGTGGTGCTACGGGCCAAAAAATGGACGTGATTGCCGAACTAATCCAGAGATGTGCAGCCCCAACTCAAGGGGAGTTCAGTTAGAAGCTTTCGCGGGTCTTGATGCTTCCGGTGATAGTCGAGTTTCTCATCGGGGATATGGCATTGGACCTTCTTAATATAAATATTCTCATGTAATAATAAATATGGCATACCAATTACAACCTGGTCTTGCAATAGTTCAAAATGTGG